TGACATGTCGTAAACTGTAGGCACTTCATTTAATCTCCCCTGCGTTAGCAAACCAAAATCAGTTAAATCAAAAGTGCTTTCGTTAAGTGTCATCTTTGGTGCGGATAAATGCGAGAAAGTCCACGCTGTCCAATTTATGTTATTAGTATTCATATAATCGGTTAATGGCTGTCCGAAACTATCTCTATCCTTTGCAGCCAATAAGTAAAACCCACCATCTTCTAAGTCATACCCCCATTCGGATATAAATACTGGTATAGTATCAGATGCGTCGCCAAATTTTCCATCTAATGACGTAATTTTTGTGTCTAGTGTAGTTGCTGCGACAGGATTTCCGAGATAATCCAATCGTGACCCTCCGGGTAAATGTCCGGGATAGATATGTTCAACATAAACAAGATTAGTTCCAGTTAATGGAGATGCAGGTACTTCATCAACCTTTTGGCACCACAACGGGGTAGGCACTAATATAATGTTGTCAGGGGCTATTGCTCTTACATAATCTACCCAACCTTGCACGAAAGGTTTAAAGTCAACCCAATCATTGCCTAAGGCCGTAGACGTAATAGGCTCGTTAAATATCTCAAATAAAACATGCGGCAAATTTTTATATCTGGTAGCCGCAATATCCCAAAACGCTTTTAAACTTGTGTCAACTGATACTGTGTCCCAATTCTCTATAGCATGATAATCTATTATAGAATAAACGCTATTTGTCTCAGCCCACTCAACAATTATATCTACAAAACTACTAAGAAACTCTTCTATTCCATAGTTATCTAAGTACGCCGGGGCGCATGGGACGCGGATTATGTTCATACCCGTGAATTGTCCTAATCCGTCTTCGCAATAGTCTATACCCCAACCATTAGCAAACTCGTTTCCAGCTTCAGGTAAAGATACTCCTTTTAATTGTATATCAACGCCATTTGCTTTTATTTTATTTCCAACTACCGACAAAGCTGGTAAGGTTGCATTAACTCCTGTATAATCTAAACCATTATTTCGAGATGCCGCCCTAGCGATGGTTGCCTGTGCCTCACTCATACCATAAGCTGAAATAGCTTCTTCCGTTATTGGTTCAACAACCCAGTGTTTGCCTACTTTCTTAGGATTTGAATTATACCAACTAGTTGTCTGCTGAGCGGTTGGGTTAAGGTTCCCATTCTTTCGCCCGACAACAGGAAACCAGTCACCGTTGAGGTCGGTGGATTTTGCTTGTGCTTCCCCTAAAGTGCGGTATTTGGTCATTTCAATTACAACCCCCATTTATTTGTTAAAAGATTTTCGACAAGTGCTTTTTCCTGTGCTGTTAACGGCCTGTTATATAAAACAACTTCAGCTATATTTCCACTAAGATAATATTCCCCCCCGCTACTATCCCTATTTCTACCTAAGTTGACTCCGTCTAACGAAGCCACATCGGAGAATGAGACTCTGTTAACATCGCCATTAACCTTTACACCGTCCACTGATATAACTGATTTATCGCCATCCCCGTCCGCTGTGTCCGATGTTTGATAAGTATATAAAAATGGATTCGCAGATGTATAAGCCCCAAGAAACTCTTGTCCAACCGCATATAAACCCGTGCCATTATTTCTAGATAAAAGACCTATTGTACTAGAAAGTGTTTGATGTGCATGTTCCGAGCTAGGGTCTCCAGTATCACCAGCACTGAAAAATGTATGTCTGGCTGTAGAGTTTGTTTTGCCAACGATAAACAACGTGTATTCACTGTTCGCCTGTAGTGTTGCCAGCATACTATCCACAGTCATAAAATCACTAACACCATCAAACGTTATTACATTTTTTCCGTTTATAGTATCACTACCTGTTATTGGTTGGTCGCTCCCTACGCCTTGTATAGCATGGTTACCACTTGAAGACTTATCGTCCCATTGAGATACAAGCCCGGCAAGTTGGGTTATGGTTGATGCGTCAAAGGCATCTAGCCATAGATTTACACTATCCATATACGGCATCGACACTAAACCTGAATAGGTAAACGATGCAGGGAGTTTCTTTATATTCCTTACATCCCTATTTTGATGCGCTGCTGGTATTCTGACCATAACCTCCTATACCCACCAATAAGTTAGAACATCTGTAGCCCCAAAACCTACAGCGGTTACGCTAGTCGCAGCGGGAAATATAAGAGACTGTAGACTACCTAAATACACACCACCATCCCCAGACGCATCACTGGCCACAGGAAACTCAGTCATGGTCATACCGTCAATCGTATGAGTACCTGTACCTGCGTCGGATATGGCTATTTCCGTACCCGCTAGGGCATTAACCTTTGTCGTAGCTAACTGAAAAACATCCGGGTCTGTAGCATCTGCGATTACGTAGTAGTCTGTAGCGGCACTTAGTCCAGTAGGTAGTGCTGTCGTTGTGGTCAGCTGGTAAGGCCCGTCTCCTGTTTCGTATTCATGCGCTACTCTGGTTAAATTATTATTGGCGAAATCCGCTGCTGTAACAACCAATGCAGCAAAGTTACCAACCTTAATCCGGAAAGAACCCTGATCTACCATTACTACGAGACTATTAGCACTGCCCGATTTACCTGTAGGGCGTATTAGCTGTGTGGGTGTTAAACCTACACAGTAGTATATGTCACCACTCAAAGGTAGTGCACCTAGTTTTTCTGGTCCGAGTGGTGTTTGTCCGCGCATACTGGTATCCTCTTATATTAATTTGTTACTATCTCTATCCAAAAGGAGGACTGTTTTATCCTACCTGCGGCAGTTGTAATCGTATTGGTTAATTTGTACCTATTCTTATTAGTACCGCCTTCCACCCACGCCGTAGCTGTTGTGGTAGTATTAGATACAGCAGGGGATGAAGATATTGTCAGCCCTGTGTCAACCGCCCAAACACTGCTGGCGATTGTGTCAACCCCTAACCAAGTGGCCCAATTGACTGTGTAATCAAGCTTCTCGTCAGGGTCTTTTCTTTTTATAGGTATTTCATCAGCCATATTACGTATTCCGTGCAATCGTTTGCAAGTGTTAATCCTATAGCACCCTACCCTCCCGCCATTATTATATATTATTACGGGAATGTCCAGTGCAAATTATTATATTAGTCTTGGTCTATAAATAGACTTATAGTAAACACTTCCGCGCTATAAGGCACATAAGCATTTCTAGCAACTAATACCCCGTATAAATTAGCGTCAGCAGCACATACAAAAGGTATATCAAGTACCCCCGCATTTAATACAAGATTACCTCCTGCATCCGCCGTAGCATCACCTACCTTTGCAGTGCCAGAACCAAACTCTATAATAGCTACGGGAAACTCGGTATCACTCGGAGTAAACAGCGCATTATCAAAACCTGCTGCTGCGGGTGCCGCATCGAACAGCCATAATTCACACTGTAGAGGTATAGCAGCGTTAGCGTTATCATATATAAACGCGCCTTTTATCGTACCAGCCCCACCCGTGACCCTAGCGCAAGAAGGGAAAGTCCATGCAGTACCCGATGCATCATTTTCATTAATAACCTCACCTGCCACATAAGCTGTGGTATTCGCTGGCCTTGTTTTAGCCGTGGTCACTTTTACACGAGAGCCATTAGTTACAGGCAATGGTGAAGTAGGTAACACGTCTGTGGCAGCCCCACTCGCCCCATATGCTAATTTTACGATCTGGTACTGTACACCACCCACATCGTCGGTTCTTATAGTCTTTCCCGTACCCGGGGTTACATCTACGTCATCAGCCATTTAAACTTCTCCTAAATTATTTTATTTTCTACTTTAGCAACTTTTTCTTTACCCCTAAACCACGAAGTCACACCCATTATAGCACCCCAGGCCATCATAACTTCGGGTGGCATACTCACTGAAGCCAGAGGAGGAGGCGGTACATTAAACCAAGGAAACACGAGAGAATTAACGATAGCGGGTAGGCCATAGTTGCAAAATAATGTAAGCCCGAAAGCCAGTCCGTTAAGGGGCCGCCAACTCCACTGTAACCAGTGCTCACTTTTACTTTCTGCGCGCATAGTTCTGTTTACTGATTCTATCCTAGCAGTCTCGTTATCCATGACTATCTTTTGTAGAGCGGTCTGATTATCCATCTGGTATTTTTTCAGCTCTACTATCTGTTCGCTTGTTGCACGCCCGAGTGCTTCGTCTACGCCCTCGGGCGTATTATCGCATCCTAGTATATCCGCTACTATTCCGGCTATAGCCGTTCCTCCCGGAATAGTACTGCTCAATAAATTAAGACCGTGCTTAGCTAATTTCTTTCCTACCTTATCCCAATCCATATTAAATTCTCCTCTCTAAATGGCAAATATCGTGAAGTCTTTGGTCGGTGGTGTCAAAGTCACCGTCCCAATCCGCTCCGCATCTCACAGGTGTACCCAATAAAGCTGCCGTTGCCATAAATATACCCACCGCCATATAATAACCCGGCTTATCTTTCTCTTCATAGGTCGGTTTACCATTAACATAAAGTATAAAGTCAAAGGCATCAGAATATTCTCTTAGAGGTGCTTCTATATTGTGTTTACTGTTAGGCCACCGTACCCTGCTCGTGCCCGCAAAAAACGCAGCGTCTTGCGCTTCCTTATCCCTTGCACCACACGTAATCCCAAAATCAAATAACTGAAGGTCCATAACCTTCGTTGCAATCGTTTGCAGGTTCGGGTGGCATGTTGCCAAATTAGCCAGAGAGCGTTTACCTAGTACGAACATATCAATCCCCTTTATTATTATTGTTAGAGCTTTTTATAAGTAGATTAAGAAAATTATCTAGTCTATTATTTATATTAGTAATACCTGTTTCCACACGTTCAGCGTGGTTTACTAAATCCTCCCTGCGGGCGAATGTATCCTTCATCTCAGTTATATGAGCATACACGTCTTTTAGCTTTTGTCCATCATCTGCACGATGAAGCAACATTTCAGTATTTAATTCTGTACGAACATTTTCGATTTTGATTAGTAAAAACTTAATAATACCCCAAAGTGAACCTACCAAGGTCAGAAAAAAGGCGGCAATAGATAGTAAAGTGGGTAAGTCGTACATGTCAAGCTCCTTGTGTTGTTGGTTTAGGAATCGCTACTTTAATAGCCGCACATTTATCGTACCAAATCTGTTCTAAAGGAGATAATACCTCCCCCGCCTCGATTCGTTTAGTGACTACCTCGAAGTACATCTCAGCAAACTGCCCGAAATCGGGGTAAGCCAATCGTCTAGGTTTAACATGCGCTGTTAATTTGCGCTTTCTCACCATCTCCAAGTGCTGATCTTCGTGGTCGGCGGGTAGCTCCAGTACTTTGGGGTTGGGTACGGATTGTACGAAGTTGGTGTCGGCTGTAACTCGTAGACGCTCAAATTCAGCACGCTGTTCTTTCGTCAATTCCTTTGTTAGTGCTTCTTCAGTCATTTTTAATACCTTATTTTTATATTTAACCAACTCGTCCATAAGTAGCTAAGGTGCCCCCATCAATGTTACCGGAACTACATACGATACCTACCAACAGAACAGCGGTGGCTGTATCTATACCTCCGAAGAAAGTACCTCCCTCCATTCTACCTGACGCTGCATCTCTATAGGTGAAATGTCCATCATATTCAAGATAATTCGTAGCGTCAGAAGGATGGTAAAAGTTTATAACAAAATTACATGCTTCTGTAGTCGCATTACCTAAGTTGTTTATAATAGGAACGTTGGCAGCTGATGTACTAGCTGCGGCAGAATAAGATGTGCTACCATCCGTCTTAGTCTCTATATGGTAGGAGTACCCTGCTGATTCAAAACTAGTGCCGTTTGTACTTACTCGCATGTCGATGTTTACACCATCCGTCGCTACCTCGATTCCCGTGCCTACGAAGGTAACTATACCCCACCCCGTACCTACGGTAAGTGCTTGGTTGGTAGCGGGAGTAGATGACATATCTACCGCAGCTAATAAATGACCAAAATCCCCTCCGTGTGCGGCGAAGGCAGGTGCTGCACCCGTTGTAGGTATGGTCAGGGCCTGTCTTGTGGTACCTGCGGGTATTACGTAAGGAGCACCTGCTGTTGTATAACCTAGTACGTCCCCTATGGCCTGAGGTTTAAGTATTAAACCAGAAGCTGACCTAGATAGGAATACTTCATCTGCTTTTACCCGTAAGGCTGACACGTTATACTCTAGTCCCGGGTTCGTGTCCAACGTCAACGCCGGAGATATTGTGAACGTATGAGCGTTGGAATCTACAATGAAAAATTCTAAATCGTTTGCGCCATCGTAAAAATATACCGTCCATATCGGGTCGGCTGTATCATCTACCCACATACTGCACGCCACGACAGAAGCGGGACGACTAGGCCCTCTATTCATACTATTAAAAGCAGCAAAGACGTTATTTATCTCTGCTCTCATGGCTAGACCCGAAGGATTTGCCGCTATACTAACGTCAGTTACTTGAGACATATATCACCTAAAAACTTATAATTACAACAAAACCATTTTTACCTGCGATACCCGCTACTCCCCCTGCCGCTCCACCTGCACCACCACTACCCACAGAATAAGCTAAAGTAGCACCTACTGTCTGGGATGTGTACACCTGAGCAGATAAACCACCTTGACCACCGTTCCCACCTATTACGTTATTACCACTACCTTGATACTGAATACCCGCACCTCCACCGTTACCGCCGCCGCCAGACATATTTAGTGCACCCCCGCTGCCTGTACCGTCTGCCTGCTTGGATAAGTTATTTATACCTCCCTGTATGCCCCCAATACCTCCAGATGCCGACTGAGAACCAAAAGAACTGCTCCCTCCATTAGTGCCCGGATTAGTCTGAGCGGCAGAGCCACCCCCACCGGCACCCCCTACGATTACTATAAAGTTTGCGCTTAGAATTGTGAAATTACCCGAGCCGCTTGTGTAGACCGTCATGGCCGATGGCCCTTTAGCTATGTTCGCTGCAATGTTCGCGTAATCTGCCATTATACCTGCACCACTTAATGACAATCCCGCACCCACTTTTGCCAATAACTTACCCGAACTAAATTCTAGGCCCGGGTTCGTTCCTATGTCCACTGACAATCTACGCGCCTCGTTACCCCCTCCGTTTAAGGTAGCCATAGCGATACCATCACCTATAACGATCTTATCTTCTACAAACCCCGGGGTTGTATCATCCGCAGATACCTTCATATTTCCCGCATCCGAAAATACTACCGCTTTAAATGCGGTACCTGTACAGTGCACAAAAGCTGTATCGTTTAAGTTTCTAAGAACTAACGTAGTATCCCCATTTATTAACTCACCACCAGCAGGGTCTATCGTTATCGTATTCGCTGTAGCATCATTTTTAGTAATAATAGCATACCAACCTAACCCTAGCGTAGCCGCTGCTGTTAAATTCGAGGTAAAGCTCGCAGTGGTCGCATCACAGAATATCCCCTTACCTGCATGGGTACCATCCAACGTGTGCGTGGCAGCCTTGTCCACCGTGGCGTTTAAAAAGGATATAAGGGACGTTCCGGAAGGCACAAAGGTATTCGCGGAAATATTAACTACACCTATTGCTATATCGTCCGTGCCATCAAATAAATAAATTGTCCATACAGGTGCGGACGAATCATCAACCCACAACATACCACCTACAGCATACGTAGGGCGCACGTTACCTGTGTGGTTAGAGCCTATGGCAGTCAGTATACTATTTAATTCGGTTCTCTGTGCAAGACCCGTTATTGCTGCTGCTAATGTTATATCTGTTGACTGTGACATGCCCTAAATCCCTAAATTTATATTACTATACATCATAAAATTGAAAATTAAACACCTAAGTTACAAAACCGTAGCCACGAGCTACATAGTCGAATGTTCTAGATACAGATGCAGACGCTGAATTAAAAAACTCTATATCGAAACCCGCAGCCGTTTTATTATCAATTACCCAGTAATCCCCTTGTTGTAGGTTCTGCGCCGCGATACCTATAGCAGGGCTTGCGCCCCTAAACGGAGTAGAGTAAGTAATTGTACTACCGTTAACGGCGACGACCAAGTTATCTCCACTTCGTAGGCTATCTGGCATATCAACCGTGACAGTCAGGCTGGTAACTGTGGGAGTAACTGTAGAGAAAAAGGAGAATAGTTTTAACCTAAACTCAAAAGCCCTTGCATTATAATCACCCACACTAAAATTCAACCACTCCGTCCACGTAGGAGTACCTGCTGGGTCATCGTCCGTAGTACGCACCTGCAATTGAATATCCCATTGACCCTCTTCCGACCCGTCTACGTTAAGCACTGCGTCTACGTTATCCCATCCGTCCACACTATTAATTAGGTTGTTACCCGCCACATCAATAGCCGCTGATAACCTTGATGTATATACGGCACCTAAGTCCATAGAGTTATTGAATGTGTAAGTACCTTCCGCTATAACCGTACCCATACCTAGGTCGATATTATCCACAGCGTCTATATCGGCTACAGCGTCCATATCATTACCTGTAATATCCAACTGTATAGTATTATCTATCACAATCACATTATCTAAACTCCCCAAGAAATCCGGGTGCTCATTGACATCTACTACGAAGTTGAAGTCTTGGAAGAAATCAACAGAAGTAGATAATGCTGTAGAATTAACGCTAGACACTCCCGAAGGAAAATCGACTGTGGCTAGAGTAACCGCCTTAATCAAGAATGACCCCGCCCTACTTAACGTGGCAACGCTAGTAGCGTCTTTAGGTACCTGTACAAATAGTACCTGTGACGTATTCCACGTAGCACCGACCACCGCAGTGTTATACCTTATTTCGTAATGAGATAAGTTGACCGCGTTAACTGCGGTCCATGATAACTCGGAAGTATTACCTAGTGGAGTTATATCAAAGTCCGTAACATCCGGTGGTGGCGTACTGTTTATAGTAAGGTAAACGGTATCTTCGGTTACATAAGGGCTAACATTACCGAATACATCTAAGGCTCTCACCCGAAAACCCCACAGACCATCATACGTTGGTCGTACATCAGCACCCACGCCCGAAGTAATAGACACCAACTCATAGTTATTATTACCCCCCGGCCTCCTAGCCTCTAGCTGGTATTTAACTACTCTTGAGTCCGTGGAAGCTTCCCACGAAATAGTCACCGCTGATTCAGAAAATACACCATTTCTATATAAATATTCCGTATGAGATATACTTAAAGGAGGTAGTATCTGGCCGTCGGTGAGTCGAGAAAAGTTAAAAGGAGGTAGTTTAACATCGTTTTCAACGAGGTCAAATTTACCAGAAAAATAAAGTAAAGCGGTAATTACAAATTCATTATCTCCGTTCTCTGTAAGAGATATTACCCTGAACTGTCTAGGTTGTAAGTCTGTAGCGGTCACTATCCACATTGCGTTAGCCTCGGGGGCCGTAGTGAAGTCAGGTGTTACACTGACCGTGCTATACGTACCTGCACCATCCGTGATTGTGCGACTATCCAAGTTACCGTTAGGTAATACTATATCTATAGTATATACCTGATCCGCAGCCAGTGTGATGCTGCTGTCGAGCGTCACCGTGCTGACTGTACCTGAGGTGATCCTGCCCCCAAAACGTACATCAGCGTAATCTTTATCCTGTACTTTTATAATACTACCCGGGCGCACGTCCGCGTCAGCCAAACTAACAGTAAAAGATACCACTTCGGTCTCATTAGACTCCGTGTACAGTAACCACCTACCGAAGCGATGCGCTTGCGACCGACGAGTACATCCATACGCAACAATGTTAGTAGGCCTAAACCCGTATTGTTCTATTAGGTCGGCATCCTCCACCGCTTCTATAGCCGCTTGGTAGCCATCCTCGGGGTCGTTCCACGTTACGTACGCCACGCTGTGTCTTGTATTCAGGGCGCTACCACTATAACTAAACAGACCACCTATAACATTTGCTTGGTTGTATATTTTCTCTGCATCTTTCGGCATATCGTTAATTACGGTAACTATTCCGGAATCACCTGCTGCCCCCCAGTACATCATACCCTGAAACACGCTTGCAACCGTTTGCAGTATGTGCAACGCTTCTGCTTGATTATCAATTACAGCATTAAACGTAAACCGTGGCTCTAAATTACCCGCCCCATCATCCACTAAGCCATCACAGTACTGTGCTATAGTATACAAACCGTACTTATCCACTTCGGCAACGTCAACATGCCCTCCTATACCGTACCTATCATTAGTAATAAGGTCGTATAAAACCCACGCAGGGTTATCCGAATATAACGTCTGAAAAGTACCATCCCATACCCCTGTATATACGCGGGTAAGGGGATCATAGTTTGTAGGAACTTTAATCTTTATACCCTCTACATCATAAGACCTGACGGGTACAGATGCCCCGAATAACGACCCATCTACGCTTATACCTACTATAGCAGTATCCGGGTACATCAATTTATTATCTATAATTCTAGTATACCTAGAAAAATATAGATCGTTAGACACATTAGCCAACAGATTATCCGCGGTGAGACGGGTAACTTTTATATTCCAAGGAGCAGACCCTGTTAGTGTCATACGATAACTGCGTTCATAAGGTGAAAGTGTTTTACCTGTTATAGTATCAGTGACCGCGTCTACATAGCTACCCCCATCAGGCTGGTACGATACTTTGAATTGTACGGAAGAACCATTAAGGTCACCATTGGAGGTATCTTGTGCGCTCAGCGAAGGTATTCTTATAGTAACAGAGACAGCATCGGTATCTGCATCGGTTACCGTGCGTACAATGGGGGTTGCAAACTCAACTTTTACGCCAACGTTAAATTCCTCTTCTACGTTCGAAAAACCATTTATTACATCCTGAGAGGGTGTGCCTGTACGGGGTTCTATAGATATACCCTCGAAATTATTAGTCGAATCTGCGTTTTGTATAGGCGTATTATCTAGATACACGGACTGAAGGCCGTTCACCAAACCGTTGATCTCGCCTTCACTGATAACTTCTACTATCCTAAGCACCGCCTTACTCTGAAGCGTATTTGGTGCCTCTACAGCTACCCTAGGTCCGGGTTCGGCACCTTTACCACCCTTAGACCCGGATACTAAGCTATTAATAAGCTGGTTAGATTTCATAGTAACTGCTCCACTGTAATACCTGCGCTAACGAGCACACTACCAGTACGTATTCTACCATATACTAGAGGTACTGGTGCTCCCTGCTTGCTCTTATTAGACGGCCCATTAAAAACGAAAGATGACCTAGCGTCTGGTGACTCTACACTGTCGAAACTGCCCTGCCTAGGTGGTTGTGATAGTAATACAGCGGTACCTGCTGCTACAAAAAAGAATCCTGCTTTTGCCAAGGACAGTGCTGGCCCGGCTAACGTACCTCCGGATATAATAAAGGTAGCTGCCGCAGCAACGATTAGTACAACGCCTATCACTTGCTTAATTATACCACCGTTTTTACTAGAGGAGCGACTCCCTGACAGTATAGGAATTATATGTATGTCTTTACCTCCCGCGTAAAAATTAACCCCTGTAGCATCTATTTCTACACCTGTGTCTTTATCTCCGATAATTACTCGGTAACTACCATCTTTAAAATCATTGTAGAACGTCTTAAAATTAGCAGCAAGTGCTCGTGCAGCCTCGCCGGGGGAAGCTACATCGAACCGGTGGTTAGCCCCATACTTCTTAGCTAGATGGCCATATAACCTAATATTATTTAACATTACGGTACCTCAAAAATATATCAGTTCGATCAATCCATGGGTTAGCCGCCTCTCTGCGGGATAGTCTCTTGGGTAGGTGGTGTATTAGTGTACCATAACCATCTTCTTTATTAGACAGATATATCCCACCGTGGTTTATCTTAACAGACATAACCTTACTAAGCAACACATCACCGTCCTGTAGTTGAGATTTATCTATGCGGTAGAATCCTGCCTGTGCAAATCCTTTAACATACATGTCCTCGTCCGATACCCACCATGCATCGTCTCTTGGAAATTCATCCAGAATTATACCACGCTTCTGCTTATACCATTTCCTTATCAGACTGTAGCAGTCGTTAACCCCCGCATGAAATTCCTTACCCAACAACTCTTCGTCAAGTAAAAAATCACCCCACCAGTAAGGTGTATTTACTATATCTCCATCAGTGTCTATAATACCCCAAGGAACACCCGTAGCAACCTGCCCTTCCATATCATGTTTACTAGGGCAACTACGCCCCCACGTCCCGGACTGTGGGTGACTATGTATAACGGCCTGTAGCTCGCCTGACATTATATACTGGTTGACAGATGCTTCATTAATAACGAAACCGGCACGCGGGTCCTCCGCAAGGTTATCATAGGGTATATAAGTGTCCGCTACTACTATACCGCAGCTTTCATTAGGGAATCCTGCTTTTGCATCAGCTCGTGCATCGGCTATAACAGTAGAATTAAACATAATTTAGCCTCCAATACCCGGGAACGCCCGAGTAGGTAAGGGGTTATTTCCAAAGCGTAGTCTACATGAATCTAGATTTTTTCCGCACTTATCCTCGGAAGAAGTAGAAGTAAAAACATTAGTCTTGGTGAACGAGGCAAGTTCTGTGTAAGGGCATGTTGCATTAGTATAGTCAAAGGCCCCTGTATCAGCATCCCACACCCTATACCGGTGTGTACATAAATTACGTAAGCATAGTCGAGCGGGTATCATAACACCTTCTTGATCTATGGACGCACCCAGCTCGAATTCTATATAGATTTTGTTATGAACTGCCTTCCGTGTAATCGTATATATTTCTTTTGGATATATAGCCGAGGGGTCGGGGGACACGCCATCGTCTAAGAACTTCCTGAAAGTGCGTATACGTGTAAAAGTAGCACCTAACAGATCGTTAACACCTATAACAGCTGACAGTAATATTTTGTTAACATTACTGACCTTTATTCTTGGCTGAGGTAGAGAGCCTTGGCCGTTCCACTCAAACCCCTCGGCTTCAAAAGCTATGGGTATATAACTATTACCATTGTATACCATAGTATTTTCTAACCTAGTCATACTTAACGAGGATAGCGTAGTAGCGGGAGATGTGGTAGTACCCAGCATCACGTAAGTAAACGTTGTCGGGTTAATTACTGTAACTATAAAATCCCCAACGTAGCTAGTTTCTATAGGTCCTTTAATACGCACAGCCTCTCCTGTGACCATAGCATGATTTGTTGTGGTCTGGCATGTAGCTATTAACCCACTACTAGTCAACGAGGCGATGGCAAGTTCTGTATCTATAGAGCTTGTAAAACGATAAATACTACCGCCCACATTTGTAGCGTCTATTTCATATAGTTTAACCAAACGATCACTGGCTAGAGCCATAGTTGTTTGCTTAAAACTATTAGTGACGTAAATACCCCATTTTTCCCCTAAATGCTGATTAAGCTCGGCGGTGTCTACGTCCCCTAAATTGTCGGAGTAGATAATAACCTCACCGACATCACCATTAAAATAAAGTGAAGTCCCCGCTGTTGAGCCTAAGCTCACGAAGTCTACGGTCGCGACGGATGTTCCTAGCTCGTTGGTGGCTATGATAGCGTTGTTTACTGCAAACGTTTGCAAGGTGCCCGATCTTCGGTAAGTATATACATTAAACTCATCGGTGGCAACACCTTCAAGTTGTACATGGTCCTGTACTGTGACGGAACATCCGGCTAGTGCTGTGGTTGATGTAAACACAGGGGAAGATAGTGCCAATAGTAAGCCCTGCGCGTATCCTGTAATACCAAAGCGCATACCGCAGTTTACTACCCCCGCAGTAGAAAATCCCAGTAAAGTCTGCATGACGGCAGTGCTACTAGTTTTTGCCACTATCACAATAGTACAGTCACTATTTGGGATAGTGTACAAATCACTAGGTATTTCCAGAGAATCGTCGGAGCCGTCAAACCTTACTATAGAATTACCGTTAACTATATCCGTCTTAAACAAAGGTCTCGCCCCTGCGGTACCCTGCGTCATTAAATAGCCATTGACTTTATCCACCCACTCCAGTGCGGTGTCACCCATTGCTTGCGAGTCCGCGTACAACGTGGAACCATCCGCCGTAGGGTCTACAGCGTCCCACCACGCTTCACAATTAGGTGCTTGTATAGGTTCATATACCATAATTAACTTCCAAATACTTGTTCTAACGTAGCTGTTACCGTGTGACTGTTGAATGCAACGAAGGACCTGCTATATTCTCTAACAATATAAGTATTATTATCCCCATTAAGGTCTACCCAGTTAAAAGATGTGACACCCGCCTGCGTATCAAAAAAATCAGTTATATCATCGGCCTCAGCTGTAGTTAGCAGATTCCATGTAAGATTCCATGACTGCTTTGCTACGTTAAGGCCGTCTCCTACCCTGTTAGCATATCCATCTCCGAAATCTGCGGAAAGTACCCGGAACTCCTTATTAGTAGACGAGGAATACGAGGGTGCTTTTGTTGGGGCGAATGTTACCATCTATCTTACTCCTTTATTTAGCATACCACCAATTCTTTGATTCTTCTGTATGAAAGCTGACATTCTAGCGTCTATCACATTACGCATCTGTTCTCCCATTTCCTTAGCGAAAGCGTCGTCTGCTCCACGGTCACCAGAAGATGAGCCACCCTCTACCGTAACATACGTATTGCTTATATAGGTAACACTTCCACCGCCGCCGGAAGCCATTACGCCTAAATTACCACTAGCATCTCTTCTTAAAGGCATGATGGCTTCAGGGCGATTTCCCTCGGCTAACGAACCCATCCGTCCACCCGCCATAGGGAACGTAGAAAAACTATCTACAACGCCCCCTTTAGCAAACTCTTGCAGCGGTCCTATAAATTCGGGACTACCTCCTTTAATAGTACGATTTATACTACCTTGCCCTCCAAATATACCCTCTACACCTCCACTAAAACCCCCACCAAGACCAAAACTAACTAAAGAGCCTAAAGCACTGATTAGTGCCTTCTTGATTTGGGACCTAACAACGTCGATAGCCATTTGACGTAAGGTTTCTCTCCAGCTAAATTCGATACCCGTAAATAAGGCAGTAAAACCATCACTAAGAGTCTCTATCGAGCTTGCCATGATTTCCTGCCCCATCCTAAATGTGCCGTCCCTCGCAGCGTCTTGCAGTTCAAGAATCTTTGCCTGCGCCCCCGCTACGAAACTATCATTAGCCTTCCCTTCCTTTGTTATCTGCGCTATGCGCTCTTGATTAGCCTTTGTAAGCCGTTCATAAGTACCCTGCGCCGATAGGGCGTAAGCCTCATCAGCCTCCCTTTTTCTGTTTATAGCATCTATCTCCGCGTTATGGCCCGCCAGTAGCTCACTCTTCCTCTCTGTATCCTTCGTCACGTTGTCCAGTGCCCTGAACGCGTTTTCAGCATCCCGTATAGCGGCATCCGCATCATTCCTAATCTTAGTAAGGTCGTTTTCTTTCAGGGAGGCAAGTCTAATATCAATATCCACCGCGCTTATAGCGGCTATGCGCTCATTAACGTCAATTGTTATTTTTTCTATGTTATTATAGTAGTCCTCAAGACTCTGTTTATATGAAATCTCTGCTTCTTTTGAAGATAAAGTAAGTTGCGCCTTCCCCGCAGCAAACTCAGCGTCTGCGGCTGCCTTATTCGCCGCCCTAAGCTTAGCCGCAAGCTCATCGGTGAAGGTTACCGGGCTATCCCTTAAGTTATCCTCAATGGCTCTCTCCGAATCCCTCAAAGCTTTAGCGTGCACTGACGTGAGTCTAGTTACATCCGCCCTAAGCTTACCCTCGAAGTCGTCAGGTACAAGTTGCGCTAAAGCTGACACGGCCGAGAGGTTTTGATCCCTTATCTTAGTATAGGTATCCTCACCAAGACGTGCGTCTTTTAGTATATCGGCGATCATCTGTCTATCAGCGGTCTTAACACCTACCGCTATTTTATTATTACTTTCCTCCACTAAACTAATAAGAGCCTCTGCGCCTCTATCCAGTAATTCCTTGAGTCCCTCATTACTTGTTAACGACTTTATGAATTCTATTTTCTGTGCAACCACTGCTCGCGTATCGGCACTATTGACTATCTTAGGGAATGCCGCGTTACTAGCGTCTATCAGAAATTCCCCTGTGATAAACTTTATCAATTCAGGGTCATCCTTAAAGGCATCCACACTTCCCAGTGTTTTGAATATCTCGTTGGTTGCCACACCGTCTTTAATTTTCTCTATCTGCTCAATTAAAGACTTATCTCTTTTCTCAATAATAGCGGCTACTCTCAGATCACGGACTTCCTCGAAATTATGACTTAGTTCCGCTTCTGCTTCCTTCACACTGGCCGAGATAGCCTTAGCGTCTAATGCTAGGTTCTTCACATAGTCATCAAAGAGAACAAAGTTTTTATCCGACTCAACTGAGGCTTTCTTTAGTTTTGCTGCGACAACATCACTACCCTCACTTAAGTTTTCCGCTATAATAGTTACTACGTCTGGCATAGATAAAGAATTATCATCATTATTTAGTGTATCTCGTATCACTTTGAGAAGACCTTGCTCCTCCGCCAAACCTGCTTTAAGTTCGGGTACGATCTTACGTAAACGTATATCACCATTAATGTCTGTAGTGGTTTTTAACAAAGCTATAAAATCTTCCGTAGCCAGTTCTCTATCGGCCTTAGCCTTAGCTGCTACACGCTCCAGTATCACGAGGTCCACCCCTGCCTTTGTTCCTTGCTGTCCTAACTCGTCTGTAAGCGCCTTTATGTTTATCCCTTCCTCGGCTATAAAAGCTAATACTTTACCTATAATAGTTTCGTTCGAACTTCCCGCGGACTTTTCGCTCGCTATTAATGTGTCTATCTGTTTACGGGCATCACCACCTTCTTTGAATACCTCTGCGAGAGCATCCTTGGATTTTATCAGCTTGTATTGAACGTGAGCAGGTATATCCAGTACCGTTAGAAAGTCGGTACCTAAGAAGTAGGTGGCTATCGCGTCGGATATTTCCTCGGCCGTGTCAGCTTTAGTCGCCGCAGTGGCTGCCTCTATTTTGGTCAAAAGAGATGCCTTACCAAACCCCAATAATCTACCAAAGTCGAGTGCCGAACCTAGAGTATCACCTACCCGCTCTAACGCGTCTGCCTGTCCGTCTAATTCGCTCAGAGCGCTCACTATACTGTCAAGGTTCTGTTGCTGCTCTTCTATAGCACCCTTTATTCTTTGCTGGAATGATTGCAGTACTCTATTTCTATCGAAAGAGCCTTCAATGCCTCTACCAAATGTTAAATCTATACGTTTAAGCTCTTTTTCTAAACGTGGTGCAAACGTTTGTATTGGTTCAAGCGTCCTATCCCCGAATATACCTGCCACTTCTTTAGCCCATCTTTTAGCGGGGTTAATCGCAAGGGATAAAAGACCTCCCGCTGCCGCAACTGCTGCAATACCAGCTCCTACTACAGCTAGTGCGCGGGCTACAGGATTTAGATTAAATAAGAAGGCACCCATAGCACCCACGATTCCGTTACTTCCTACCATGCGTAGAATTAGTCCATCTATGGCTGCGGTTGCTAGGGCTACATTGGCAGGGAGTGCAAATAAAGCCTTACCCAGTAACCATGTTGCCTTAGTAACTAATCCTGCGGTTAATGCCATTCCTGCGAGCGTGCCTAAATACTTTTTAGTAGGTTCGTCTAATTCTCTCCATGCTATAGTCATATTCGTCAATGCATCCGCTAATACACGTAAAACAGGTGCGAGAGTCTGCCCTGCCTCTATACCAAACTCTGTTATAGAATTCTCCGCTAACTCTAAAGAACCGTCAAAAGTATTTAATTGGTCGTTAGATACACGGAAAGCTTCTTGCGTGTTAGTTATTTGTTCTTCTAATTTCTTCCACGCCCCTGAGGTAGATTCCATTAATACTAAACCGGCGGCAAGGGCTTCCGTCCCGAAGATAGTACTTAACTGTGATTCAGCCAGATTTTTACTACGTAGCTCGCTTAGTATCTCGCTTAAATCCCTCATTTTACCTGTGGCATCCAGCGTGGATATACCCAACTTATCCAATATAACCTTTGCGGCACCCACAGGAGCCTCAAGCCTAACAATAATGTTACGTAAGGCAGTACCTGCTTGCTCACCTCGTAGACCAATATTAAATAGTACGCCTAAAGCAGCAGTAGTCTTTTCAATAGATATTCTAGCCGCTGCGGCAACCGGACCTACCTGACGGAAGGCAAATCCCAACTTGGGTAGTGTTGCTTGTGATTTAGATATAGCCGCCACAAACACGTTGGAGATGCGCCCGGCATCCTGCGCTTCTAGACCAAAAGCTCTAATGTTGGAAGCGACAATATCCGCAGATTCTCCTATAGGCTCAAGAGTCGCTTGAGCAAGTAATAGCACCCCTGTCATAGCCGCACCGGATTGAGCCACACTAAAGCCTGCCGATGATAGAAAATATAGGGCGTTGGCGGCTTCTGCTGCGCCAGCCGTAGATGCTAAGGCAAAGTCACGTACAGCTTTCTCCATATTTTTGAGGTCTTCTACTGTGCCACTAGCCACCGCGTTGGTAAGAGTTAACTGTTTCTCTAATTCTCTAAAAGCATTGAGTGATTTCCCTACCCCACTCGCCGCTGTTATCATGCTACCGAAGTGAAACGCCGCCTGCTGTAGTTCCTGTGATAATCTACCGAATTGTGCTGTGGCACCTTCTCTCTGTGGCATGGTAATTCTCCGTTACTTGTGCAATAAACTAACATGGCCTGCCGGGGTATTTTTACTCTTTTTATTACTGTCCTTTATTGTCCCGCACGCCGTAAGTGTAGATTGCATAAGTCCCATTAATATAGGGAACATGCAGTGTTGGTCTTGGATTCCTCCCGAGTGAGGTAAGTACCCCGCTTGGTACTGATTGTACGCCCGAATAACCGTATTAAACATCCGAGGGTTTTCTAATATAGGTCTGCGAGGGCAACGGTTTTGTTCGTTACCCTCAAGGTCTTTCCAGTATTTGTATGGTGTTTCCTCTTCACAGCCTCTATCTACCTTCTTTTGTGCACTACAGTTATCGCAGTCGAAATCTGGGTATAACTCCATCGCTATTATCCCAGATCGAAGTTTCCCGCTAGACCAGCGTCAACATCATTAGATTCAAGTATCTTAGCACCAATCTCACGTATCAACCACAAAGGCATAGCTTGTAGCGAACTATCGGCTAACGCTGTATACTGCTTGTTGTTCATGTATTGCTCGCCTGTAACAAAGGGGATTTCATTACCGTCCTTGTCCTTAAAGTTTTTCCAGCCGCGAAGACCAAACTTTACAGTTTTAAGGTAAGTGGTGTTTTTGTTAGTACCAACATTCATACCGCCTGAACCATCACCTAAGCCCATTGAGTACATTTCGTCAGTAAGTTTTGCCTTGATGTCAACGTCAAGTGACCCTATTTCAAAAGGCACTTCTTTTTCCTTATCCTTAACAGAGAAAAAAGTCTCTGTCTCGAATTTTGATATTCCAAATATAGCCATAACTAATACCCTTCCTTTAAATTGAGTTTTTGCTATGCACCATTGCAAACGTTTGCAAGCTCACGCTTCAGGAGCAAATTTATCAGCAATCATTTTGACTATCTTCGCTCCTTCTTGTCGTGTGCAAGCTGCTTCCGCACTAGCACGAGTTAATTTAGCCTCTAGGACTATTACCTGTTCTACACCATCCGCACTAATAAGTCCAGTACCTTTTATGACGAGGTAGATGGGCTGCTTTATAGCCATATACTACCTCACCCTAGGTTCGTTGTGCACAACACAGCTTGAATAGTACTGTTCAGTCATTTTAAATTCTTTCGATTAAGTATTAATATATTTAGTTACTTCTTTAAGCATATCTACGTTAGCCAGAACATCATCGAGTTTGTGCCCTACACCTGATAATAATATAGTCCTAGACCCCTTAGGGAATTGCTGCACGCGCTCCATTAAAGGTGAGTATAACAAAATACCCCCAGCGGTTACCACACCGTCCACTTTCACAAGATCATCAGCAAGTCCGTGTATATGTAGTACTTTATTAGGGTAATTCAGCTCATCAAAGAACGTAGTGGATATACCTATCACGCCTGCAAAATCGTAAGGCACTAACTTTGCCGCGCGGTAGGCCATCATACCCCCCAGAGAGTGTCCTCCTATAAATATTCTGGTAAGAGTAGGGTGCAGCAAAATCAAGCGGAATACCAACCCCGATAAGTAGAGAACGTCCATACTAGAATAACCAAACAAACCACCAGCTTGCCATAATTTAGTTTCGTCCGCACTAGGATAAACTCTTAACACATCTTGTGGTAAAACATCGTCTATTCTATCGTGGATAAAATCAGGAGTTCCTGTGGCTCCATGTAGCATGATAATCGCCGTATCAAGCCCTACTAATGTATCAGGTTCCTTAATTATTAACTCTCTTCCTTCGTATAACATAGCAGTTCTCCTCTATAGTTATATGTAAAAACCCGCCAAGCTCTCACCTGACGGGTCTAGTATACTATAAGTTATTATTATTGTCTACTACGCAAAAATTATGCAAAGACCATGCGAATTTCATCATCTCCGTCTGAACTAAATTGAGAGAATCTTATACTTAGTTCATAAGTACGAATCTGGTTTCTATCACCATAGGCAACATTGGATATTTGTACAGAATCCGAAATCACCCGCACAATATTACCAGCGACAGTACCTACCTTAACGTGGAAGGAAAACTGTGTTGAAGCGGCCAAGTATTCCCAGAACGGGAAGTGTTGTTCTTGGGTCGCCTCTGGATTAATAGTACCTTGTGGGCTTCTTGCGGTCAAACGTACCCCATTAAATCCGTCACTGTTATTAATACAGTCACGAGGCACGATGTTGTTCTGCATGTCAATGTTAAATGACTGTGCACAGAAATCATCTATACCATCAACAGTTAGCTGAGCAAGCTCAATCTGACTCGGTATAGTTGCTTCGTAAACCGCACCTGTAGGTATAGCCGAGTCAAGCGGGGCGATGTACTGTCCTGTAAACGAGAACTGCGCCAACCCGAAATTACCGGATTCTCCGCTGAATACTACAGAACCCATGCAACCAGTTACTTTATGTAATAGTTGGTCAAGGTACATGTAAACAGTCAGACTCTCAAATCCAGTAGAAATAGGTGTGTAGTGCACTCCCGGTTCAAGTACCAAAATATCCCAGTAATCGTTAAAGGCAAGGTTACCTGTCCACGAAGGTGTAATGCCTGCGAGTGCAGCACCAATCACAACCTCAGTAACGGCGGTTGTTACTGCGACAGGAAGAGCTGCACCAGCGAAAGTCACTGTAACAACAGCACCAGCCGAAGTAGATACGCAACGAGCGTCTGCATCAATAACAGCAGCTAACGCAGTGGCTACCCCATCCGCGTCTGTATCAGCGGTAACAACTGTATGGTAGAATTTCTTACCACCAACAGTGGCTACCATAATATCGCCTACAGTAAATGCACCGGCCACAGTATAAGTAATCGAAGTAAGGTCGGTCGGAGCTGTCAAACCCTGCGTAAGGGTCATAGTTCCCGCACCACCGTTACCATTGGTAACTTCCGAGGAAAATACTTCACTAGGAAGTACGGTTTCATCACCCGATGCTGGCGTACCGGATATTCTTAGCTTTGCGACGGTAGTAGCACCTCCTAAAGTACATGTAACACGGTATCGACCCGTCTTTATCGAAGCTGTGTTCTCCGCCCATGTTATAGCTGCACCAGTGTTAGCCGTACCTGCCGTCACTGACGATATAGTAGCCGCCGCACTGTTCGCAATAGTAGTTTCAGCGAAACCACAACCACGTAATAGCGTAGAAATAGCACCCGCAGTACCTACAGTACCCGAACCTTTAAGTTCATGGCTGAAAGTTACGTTTACTAGCTTTCTACCTAGCGACACCGCTTGCGGTGACAAACTCGGGCGTGCAAAGTTACGCTCAAGTACGTTAGGGTCTATAGTAATGTCTGCCTCATTTACAAGTAATGAGTTGGCGGCAGGTGTCGGTACTGCATCCGTATTGTAAGTAGTTTCAACTTTAGCAAGTACCAAAATCCGGTTACTTAGCATTGGGTCTTGTGCAACAAGTGTCATAATAACTCTCCTTTAAGAATTTATTTAATTTAATACTAAACCTTAGGCACCCTAACGCCGTCCTCACCTACGGTGTATGCACCGCCCCTCCCACGATAGGAGTCTTTTACAAGGGGTTTTACTACTTCAGGGGTTTTCTTAGTTTTCTCAGGTGGAGATACTTCATCAGGTGTGATCACCACATCAGTTGCCACAATCGTAATTTCGGAAGTATCCGTTGATTTTCTATCTCTAATTCCCATAATAATCTCCTTATGCTTGGTTTATAATATTGTAAGGGTCGGCGGTTCTGTGCTTATAATAAACCTCTAAGTACATAACTCCACCCGGACGCTTATCATTCCTATCCATAATCTGAGGGGCATTTCCCCTTTCTTGTATATCGTACCCGTTACTACCCATAGTGCGGTCCACAAATAGGGTATTCTGTAGGACTCCCAGATAATAATTGAATTCATCGTAAACGTCAACGCCTCTTTTGTTCTCGAATTTGAAGTCCACAGCTATTGATAATCTTTTTGTTATACACGGATACATTTCGCCGATTACTTCTTCCTCACCCTCTTCCATGCCCACTGCCGGTAGTTGCGTAGCATCTATATCGTCTAGGTTTTCTTTAAGAACATTATTGAATAATGCTAAGCCCGTCACCGGGTCTGCCGTAGCCTTTAATAAGTCATACAGATACCCTATTATATTTTGCCTTATTGTATTATTTGCCATTATTGCCGTCTCCTTCTAGATAGACTTATGCGTGGGCGTAATCTACGTAAAGCAGAGGCTGCCACGGGTGCACTTAAATATTTTGCTGGCTGGTCTGGGTTATCCAGCACACTCATTATGTCTAGGTTAGCCATTTCAGTAGCCACGATATTACCCCATGCCGCCATCAGGTCACCCATATTTGCAGAATGTGCTTTACGTAGACCCAACTTAGGACGCACCACCGATTTTTCTACATACATATACAGAAAAACTAATTCCCCCGCCTTATTTTTATATACAAGGTAGCCTTGCCCTGTACGTTTAGACGTATAACTGAATGTCCCGAACCGTTTCCAGCTTCTAGCCGATCTAAACTTAGGACTACCATCCGCACGTAGGGCATCAGGTAATGGTATGGTTAGCACTCGCGCATTAACAGGGCGTATAACCCCGCCGTACTCCAGAATGGTGGCGTAACTAGCTCCTCGGTATACACCCGCTAAGGTGTCAAGCCTGCTACCCGTAACTTTCGTACCGTGATACAGAGACTTTGCGAGGTCACCCGTTACTTGTGATAATTTAGTTCTGGCTAGAGATTCCGCTACAACATCGTCCATAAAGTTAAGCATAGCTACCTTCATCCGAGGTACGATGCGCCTTTCCATGGCAATAAGGCGGTTCTTAACTAAAGGAGCAAACGCCTTACGCGCGGATGGCGGTATGTTAAAACGGAATATAGGTGTTTTAACTGAGGCCATTAAACCCTCCCAACTAGCTGCCTTCTGCGGGCATTAAGCAAAGCTCTTACCTGCGGTATTAGACCCATAACGGCTGCTGTAGACATTCTTAGGTTTGCACCCCCCGAGCTTTTCTTGTCCAAAAGCCCTGAGTCTTGGTTAACTATACGCTCCAATAAGAACGCTGACTGTAGAGCACACGCTTCCCTAATATCGGCGGGAACGGCTAAGGTCAAGCCGTCATCAGTCGATATAGCATAACCTGCTGTGTATGTAGCCTTGATGCTCCGGCCATGCTGCTGTGTGTCAAACAATAACGTAAGCTTGCCTGTAGCGTGATCCAAGTCATAGTAGCGAGTGTCTAGGGCATCTACCGCATCCCAATCCAAGGGGAAGCTATATGTTAACCGAAATATTGGTGCTGGCGAAGTCGCTATGTTGGTACGCTTCAAATAAAGGCTGACCGGTGCTGGTGATTCTGCCGTAGCTAGGTACTCTGTAACAACGCCTAGTGCGAAGCTGCCCTCTCTACAGTAATTTTCTATTGCGGTGGATGCGTTAGGTATAATCTTATCGGATAGAAGCTTGTCATGCTCAGCGTAGTTGGCACCTACGCGTAAATAAGCTAAAACATCTGATACTTCACAAAATTTATATGCCATCGTTGGTACCCCTGAAGGTTAAGGTGGAAAGCTACAAAGCAAGTGCTCCCCACCTCCCACCGGAACTTTACGCAGTTACTTTACTACGCTTACGTATCATAGATTTTTTAGGTTTAGGTTCCTCAGGCTTTGCAGATAATTGCACGGCACTTACCTTTGTAGCCTCACGGTTAATTACAAAACGAGGTTTGTTGAACGCCTCACCCTCAAAATCCTTAATAACATCCGACAACTCCTCCAGCTCATCTGCAAACTCTACAGATTCAACGGTTTGAGGTTCGTTACGTCTAAAGGCGACACCTTTATAACAATAGTACGAACCTCTTATTAGGGTTGCCGTTATTACTTTCTTAGTTCTATTAGCCATATATAAAGTCCTTATTTGAGTTTCAATGATAATTGTATGTGACTACACTTATCTACCCAAACGGGGAGTATTAATTATGCCCCAATATTAGTAGCCTTAACTACCATATCTTCTTCTTCAAATGCATGTGCGATACGCATAGTAAGAACAATGATAATTGCACGCTCACGAATGTCTCTATCAAATTCCATTTTAACGTTACGTTGCACGCCCCAGATTACGTTCTTAGGGTTCATCAAGATAGCCTGTGCATTAGGCATCTGAGAAGCACCTTTAAGACCCACGCCCAACATTTGCAAAGGAGCGTTACCTGTTAGGGTAGCATCACCTAGTGCAGTCTGGCGTTGCCCAATTTGAGCACGTAGATTAATAGCACGCATAGTAGACGTGTAAAAACGCATCTGGTCTAAGAATCTGTGGTAGCGAACCGGTAACCCTGTAAGCATGTTCTCAAACAAAGTAGGTCCAATAGCAGCACCCCCATGGTTTACTAGGTTTGAAGTAGTAGCCGCAAGGATACCATCATGCAAAGCCAAGTAATTATCAGCAGAGTTCGTATCACCCAGAATCAATTTCTCCTCTAAATCGCGAGCCGCAGCTTCTGCAATCATAGTAAGAACTGTGTCTTGGAAATTCTCGCCTTCGATTTGATCCTCTAACACTTCATAAGGAATGTTAATTTCTGCAATCACTTCAGAAGTATTAAGCGTGATTTTAGATAATGCAGGATTTGTACGGTCTGCCCTAGCCAAAGCACGCGTACCTTCTTCACCGGCTGCCGGTGAGGTTATAGTACCTTGGTTAGCTACTTTAAGCACACGGTTGGCAAAACCTATTTTGTTAATCTCCTTAGATGGACGCGTCATAGTCACAAAACGTACATCGTTAAGAATGGTTGGTGCGTCGATAATTTTACGGAAAAAAGCATCGTTTTGTTCTACTGTAAGTAAGCCCCCGCTGCTTAAGTCACTAAGCGCGATGTCGGTCTTTCTTACGATTTCTTGAAAAGATGGTGTACTCATAATCATGTCTCCTTGGTTTTGTAATTAGTTTAATTCAGTTAATAAAGCCCTTGGTTTAGTATCTTAGTGAGAGGTTGCCATACAGTAACCGATACCCATCTCATCTTCATGTAGGCGTTTTTGGTAAGCCTTAATATCGGCCGCCTCTTTTTCCGCACGTTTGATTTCAACAGCACTAAGTACATCGTCAACAGCATCAACACCTGCCGCTTTTTTAGTAGGTGATTTCTTGCTGAAAGTTTCAACGTCATTCGCAGCTTTTGAAGCTACTTCCACCGCCTTACTTGCAATCTCATCTACGCCATCAATTTTGGCAGTAAGTTTAGCCACAGTAGTAGCAAGCTCACTAATCGTTTTAATCATTAGTGCGTTCACGTCATCAGTGGTAGTCTCGCCAACAGATTTAGTCTCAACAACAGATTTATTAGTATCAATAAATTTCTGAGTATTATCTAAAAATGCTTGCTGGTTATCCGACTTGCTCTCAAGTTCCATAGTCTTATTAAATACTTCATATACATTATATACTACATCAGCAAATTCTGTACCAATAGTATCAAGCAACGCTTTCTTCGATGAATTTTCAGCTGACGAAGTAAGCGTGTTAGATACTGCTACAGACATACTAATCATAATTTCATCAAACCCCGGAGGTACACCGTCCTTCATACCGTCCTTCATAACACCTTCAAGTGAATTTTCGCCGGACATATACGCACCCCAGTAATCAAACTTACAGACACGCTCCACAGATTTCACCTCGGTACCCGCTTCTTCCGCTGCGGCGATTTCCGTTTCGGCCTCAACGGCTTCTTCTTCGGCTTCTTCTTCGGCTTTAGCTGCCTCTTCGGCACCCTCGTCTTCTATATCAGCGTTCTCAGCAGCTTTACTAGTAGCCTCGCCCACGAATGCCTCTACACCGTTAACGACCTTAACTCTACGAAGAGATTTAAACTCTTTATCCGTAACGTCCTCATTAGCCGCCTCAAAGTGCGTAGCATTCTCTACGATAGAGTAACCTTCCCAGTTATTATCTTCTAAATACTTGCTAACAAGTTCGTCTGTAGCGAAGTATTCTTTAGCGAAGGTAAGCTTACGCACACCCGCAAGTTTTTCGCCCTTACGAACAAGTCTCAAGCGTTTTTTTGTTTTGGTAGTTGTGCTTTTAGGCATGGTCTTCTCTCCTTTTATTGATTTAAGCACCGCAAATGGTGTCTGATTAGCCCCGTGGTCCACTATAGAGACGAAGCGTGGCTGACCGTTTTTAAGATAATCAACTTGCTTCTCTACTAATTTGGTCTTCTGTTTCATGGTAAAAAATACCTGTGTTTATGGTTATCTGAGGAGGAAGTAGCTGTCCCCATACTTATTTCATGCATATGTCCGTCATCTTCAGACGTGTATCCTTTAACTACCGTACCTTCGTCATTAACTTGTACATAAAAAATATGGTCATGTCCATCATTTTCTTCAGTGATACCAAAAACATGATTCTCTACTTGCATATTAATGATTGCAGAATGTTTTTCAACCAGAATTTCCATGGAGTAGCCATTATACTTTCCAGTCTTGATTTCTTCCCATAATTCATCGTCGAAAATCTTAGTGGCAACAACCCACGAACCCGGTGTAAACTCTGTATCACCTTCCCTAGCTATGAAGGATTCCACGGCACTGGCCTTCGCTGGTTTGTTATTGTGCATAATGTCGATACTATCCGTTTTCTTCTCAAGTAGAAAAAGATGAGCCATTTTCTCTACCTCTTCCGCACTCATAGTATGCCCGTGAGCGTCGATAATTTCTGGGGCGTAAACTTCCCCATAAACTATTTTCTTTTCGGCGTTTACTTTCATTATATTTACCGATGCCGTGATTCCGCCTTCGCGTTTCTTAGCCACAGGTTCTAAACCTTTACTAATTATTTCGTTAAAAGATAACATAAGCTAACTCCTTGTTGCAAACGATTGCACGCTATCGGTAACGAAGTCGCGTAACTCCTCCGCCATATCCGCCAATTCTTTACGCACAAAAGACTTTACCTCATCTTCGGCTATATTACCAGAATCTTTTACAGGTTTTTGATTTTCAGGTTTAGTTTTATCCGCGACCTCTTTAACAAACTCATCAAAACCTTCAATAACATTCCCACTACGAACGAGTGATGTGGTGATCTCGAACGGTATATCTCCCCATTTTTGGTCGATGATCTGCATGTCAATATCAAGTATCTGGTTTGCTACCTTAATAACGATATTAGGTGTAAGTGCACCCTCTTTACCTAACGAACCCAAAATTTTAGCGATACTATCCGGGTCAGATAGTGGTGCACCCATAGACTTATATTTCCAGTATACTGGTTTGTAAGTATTTAGTACCTTTGAATTAACCAACATGTCAAAGCGCATACGCTCTGGTCCGAATATCTGGTCCTCCGCTGTCTGCATGGAGGCAAATGCGCTTGCCCGAGTGTAATCCTCCGCTCGTCCTATAAAAATAGGAGGGAGCCTAAAGGCACTACGCACTTTACCCGCATTCTTTTCGTCGTACTCTTGAAATAGTCCTTCCTGCTGTCTTTCCGAAATCATAGGTTTCATGTCGATCTTAGGTGCAGGCTGTGAATGGTCTATCGAACCAGCACCATCATCAGCCGCAGCCTCGATTACCATAACCCTATGCATAGACTTCTGGCCTTTAACTGCCAATATATACTCCTGAATCTTATCGAAGGATTCCTGTGTAAGAGAACCACCCGATACTAACACGGCCAACGCTGGTATAGCATTATCCCTAAAGAAGTTAAGGTTTACTATCTCCGCTTCTTTAGAGCCAAGTATACAAGGTATCTGTCCTATCCAACGAGGTAGCCCATACACATGCCCCGGCACATACTGTGCGTCAACATATATCTCTGTAGCTTGGTCCTCTACTTTAAGTGTAGTATTCTCATCTCCCGTTTCTGGGTCTATCGCACGCGGGTCGCCAAACTCTTTGAAAAAGGTTTTACGCTGGCTAGTAGGGTCAACTTGTACGAATCTACGGAAAGTACGTGATATTTTGTCTGTGGATATTTTACCCGTATCAGGGTCAGTATACTCGACACTAACCTCGACTTCGGTTTTGTCTTTTTTAGTCATACGCACAGTAGACGCTGGTACATAGTCAAATAAAGTGACTCTACCCTTTTGGTCTCTCGCTACTTCAAAACAACGCCACCCCAAAACTTCATAATCTATACGTGATAATTCCCTAGTTTCTATAAGAGAATTTATGCAAGATAATCTGTCTAATACAGAGCTTAAAATAGCTTTCTCTTTTTTTGCTGGCTCATCTTGTTGCTGCCCGGCAGGTCCTATATATTCCCAAACATTTCCGTAGGATTCTATATTTACTTTGTAGGCTTCCGCGCACTGGCGTAAGATGCTACTCTCAAGGTATATTGTGATGAGTTCTTTAAAAGGGAACATAGGTTCAAGTATGGCGTGCTTCGCCGCACCACTATACATTGTGGCAAATGGATCAATTAGCTGCTTGCTGTCTTGCGCTTTTGTCAACAAGTGCATGTAGTCACCAGAGTAATCTACTACTGCCTTGGACATCATCCTTATCTGAGAGCTGTTTCTTACATTTGCTGTCTCTTTAACTACAGCGCCTGTCCGTCTTTTCCGTATAGCCATGCTATCCCACCATTATATTTATGCAAACGTTTGCAACACTGGTGTCATAATAGCACTAGACTGTAGTTATAGTCAATTAGTTTTATACTTCTCGGATATGTAGTCTAATCTAGCTTCCAACTGTTTCATAATGGTCTCGCTGTATTCATCTATAGTTATACTTAGAAATAGTTGGTGTACGAGCCGTAATATATCCTTCTGTTCGGACTTGATTGTCCGCCGCTTTAGAATGTCTTTAGGTATAGCCTCAGCCATAGCCTCCGCTAAAAGTTCTTTCTCATCATCGGTTAGGTATAATATAGCGTGAATATTTTTAGGGAAATCTAAAGGTACGTCCGTCCGCAACCGTTCTATATTACACAAGTAGGAAGGTGTAATATTTAAGGCTCGGGCTACGTCCCCCATATTTATTCTACGCTTAGCCCGAATGTCCGTCATTACTGTTCTTAGCTTAGTACGCATGTTAAAATCTCCTTAATCTTTTTCTAAGTTTTTTAGGTTCCTTATCTTTGTCTGCGAAAAACTGTTCTCGTTTATCCGCTATACTAATCTCCACATTACGCAAATCTTCGCCGGATATATTACCCCGAAGAAGTACTAAGTAATATAGTACATCCCAGTCGGTTGCCGAAGTCAACGTAACACCCATACCTGTGGCTGGTTCTATCTGTTCCCTCGCAATCACATCGGGTATGATACTGTGCTTTCTAAGCCATGCTATATTGTTATTCATCCATACATGTAGTTTGTCGTAAGCGGCATCGTCTATTAGGGACGTGCCCAGAATCTGATAATAAGCAACCGAAGCTAATTTGAAAGTATCCGCTATTAGTCTAGGCGATCTGCCTTGCAATAGTAAATCTCCGGGTGTGTTTAAGAAATCACAGAAACAGCTTATCTTGTACGCGCACGCTTTCAGCATCTTTTGGCGTATACTACTTAAGTTTTTTTCCTCTTTTTCCGAGAGTTTTCTTAATAGGTGCTTGTTTTTTGTCAAGATGTCCCAGTACCTCTTCTCGTTCTGCGTCAATATTATCGAAGTATTTGGACGGTAATCGACTGAGCAGTTCTCTGGGCTTTTCCCCTCTCTTACGGATAAGGCTTCCTTGGGCGAAGCAGAGTTTTTCGACTTCTTTCTTACGCGCAAGGTTTGGTGGTTTTGGTCTTCCGTTTTCTTGGCAGGTTTTTTTCTTAAACGAATTTTTAAAGTGGATGGGGTGGTCATTATCGCTCCTACTATTAATTAGA